TGAAGAGATAGCCAAATGTGAGATAGTGTGTTCAAATTGTCATAGAGTAAGAACTCATAAAAGAAGGGCGGGGAAAAATGAAAAACCTACTAAATAGAGTAATTGCCAGTATATTAATCATAATCATAGCTTATTCATTCTTTGCCTTATTTGCTTAATATATTCTAGTTGACTAAGATATTATGAATGAGAAATATGAATAGATTGATTATCCTGGTATTATCTCTCTACTTTGTATTCTCCTTGTTATTATATATAGGGGGATAGGGGTATAACCGTAGGTTAATTTCTATATATCTGATTTCACCCGCCTTTTTTAAAATACCCCATATCGGCCTTCTAAGGCCCTTATGGCAAATCTTTGGGGTTAGATGGTGGGTTATATGTGGGAATATGGGGAAGGGGTCTCTATCTCGCCGAAGCACTTTTTTCGCACTTTATTTTTTTCGCAATGCACTGTAATTAAAATATGCCTCTAATAAAACACAAAACCCAATCAGAGGCGGATCCGATTGGGCAGTGCTAGTTCTTTCGAACTAAGTACGGGGAACATTGTGGGATGCTACGACCCGTACACATTTATTATAAAATACTTATTTTTCTAAGTCAAGGATCTCTTGAGTAAATTCTGTACTAGATTCTCCAGAACCATCTTGGGGGGTAAATGAAGGAGATGGTCCAAGTAGGTAACCTTCTTCATGATACTTAATCATTTTTTCAGTTTTTTCAGGGTCTACCTTATTAGCCATAATAGTCAACATGTCATAAATTCTATGAAGCATAATGTAATTAACCATAGGTAAGTTATCTTCTAAGCTTTGGGACTCTTGATCAGACATTTTCTGCTACCTTTATTTTCTCTAAGATATCTTCATAGAACTTAATTCCTATGAAATTTTGATAATTACAGGATAAGCAATATAGAAATTCTTTATCATCTAAGGTTATGTTAGGCATCAGAAGGCCCTGATCCATCGGACATTCAAGTCTTGGAACAAGGCCTTCCTCTGATAAAGCTATATATCTAGATACAGTTTGTATCTTTCCCAATATTGCTCCTTATGATGCTGGAAACTCTTTAATAAGAGTTTTGGCCTTTCCTATTGAGTTAGGCCATGATGACCAATCTTTTCCGCCTTTGGTCATATAGTACGTTATCTCTGCGTTCGTTACTGGATCAAATAATTCCTTATTTGAAACTAAATTGAATTTTTCTTTTCTTGCTAAGCCAAGTTCTCCTAGCATATTAATTTGAAAAATTCCGTAAGATTTATCTCCAGTTGATTTGTTGTCATTTAGAGCTAATGGTCTTCCATTAGATTCTACTGTAGCAACAGCCCAAGCTGTTTTTAAAGCAGTTCCTTCAAATCCTACAGCCCATAATAAATCTTTTAAATCCTCGGCTGCAAGCATTTCTGAATGCTTATAAGTATCATTGCTGAACTTATTTATTATTTCTCTTTTTAGTTGTTTTTCGGTTTTTTGTACCTTTGCAGGTACAGTTGTTAGTGCTTGAGTTATTGTTGGCCCAGGCTGGACGGAAAATAGGAATAATGTTATCATTCCTATATACGCCCAATTATGAGCAACATCGCTCAAACGTTGTTTGATTCTCTCCATTGGCATTTCCTCCTTTAGAGATAACGAACTACAATAGTAGCATTAATTAATAAGACGTGTCAACCCAGTTGACCAGGAAGAATTTATGAATATTTCGTTTTCTACGCCAGTTGTAAACATAAAAGGCGAAAATGGATACGGCTATGCGGGAAGAAATATAGTTAATTCATTAAATTCCCTAGGGCATTTTGTCCCATTTCAAGATCCTAAATCCTTAGTTCAATTAAATTTTTCACAACCAGATCTTTTTAAATTACATAGGAAACAATATCAAATCGGATATACTCCTTGGGAGTCAACAGTTATTCCTCAAAGATGGCACGACAACATAAGACATTGTGATGAATTTTGGACAACATCAGATTGGTGTGCTAATGTATTTGATAATAATGGATTTGGCAATATAAAAGTATTTCCACATGGCATAGACCCTATGTGGACACCTAAAAAAAGAGAACAAAAAGAAACTTTAAAATTTTTGCATATAGGAGAACCTTCTCCAAGAAAAGGTGGACAATTAGTAGTAGACACATTTGGATACTTATTTGGCAATAAGCCAGGATACTCTTTAACAATAAAAGCTTTTAATCATAGCACTGCCAGAGTATTTAATAACTATATAGATAAAAACATTATAGGTTTACCACATCAAATATATAATAATATATTTTTAAATACTTCTATATTAAATGACGAAGAACTTGTTAAACTTTATCATGACCATGATGTTTTAATATATCCTAGCTATGGAGAAGGATTTGGATTTATACCGCTACAGGCATTGGCCACTGGCATGCCAACTATATCAACACATGAGTGGGCTCAGTATAAAAATTATATTGGTCCACTAAAATTAAAATCTAGATTAATAGATTCTCCATGGGATTACATGCATGAGGGTAAAGTTTATGAGCCAGAGTATCAACATCTACTTGAGCTTATGAGAGATATAGATTTAAATTTTAAAGCATATTCATCTTATTATTATGCCCAGTCAACTAAAATACATGAAGAATATAATTGGTTGCGGTTGACCAATAACGCATTTGACCATATTTTTAAAAAATTTTCATAACCTCTTTCCATTATAAATAAAGTTTGATACACTTAGATCTCATTCAAAAAAATAATTAAACCGCTGGGCGGAGAAAAAGGTCTATATGTCAACAGTTATTGAAAACCCATATGAAAATTTTATTGCATTATCTCGTTACGCAAGATGGATTCCAGAAGAGAATCGTAGAGAAACTTGGGGAGAGACAGTAGATCGTTATTTTAATTTTATGCTTGATTATTTATTTAAAGAGTATTCATATGAGCCATCAAGCAAATTAATCCAGGAATTAAAAGAAGCAGTTCTTAATAGAAATGTTATGCCCTCAATGAGAGCAGTAATGACATCTGGTGCAGCATTAGAAAGAGATCATGTTGCAGGATATAATTGTTCTTTTATTCCAGTAGACTCACCAAGATCATTTGACGAAACAATGTATATTCTTATGTGTGGAACTGGAGTAGGATTTTCTGTTGAATATAAATATATTAATAAACTTCCTTCCGTTCCAGAATCATTAGAAAAGTCAACAACAGTTATTTCAGTAGAGGATTCAAAACAAGGTTGGGCAAAAGCATACCGTGAATTATTAGCACTACTTTGGTCTGGACAAATTCCAGCAATTGATGTAACTAAACTTAGACCAGCAGGTGCAAGACTTAAAACTATGGGTGGAAGATCTTCTGGTCCACAGCCACTAATCAATCTTTTTGATTTTACAATTAAAATATTTAAAGGTGCAGTTGGAAGAAATTTAAAGCCAATTGAGTGTCATGACATCATGTGTAAAATTGGAGAAGTTGTTGTGGTTGGAGGAGTACGCAGATCTGCAATGATTTCATTATCTAATATTAATGATATTGAAATGGCAGCGGCTAAATCAGGAAATTGGTGGGAAAACAATCCACAAAGAGCATTATCAAATAATTCAGTTGCCTATTCTAGAAAACCAGAAATGGCACAATTTATAGCAGAATGGAAAAATCTTTATGACTCAAAATCTGGAGAACGTGGAATCTACAATGTTGCCGCTGCTCAGGCGCAGGCAGCTAAATACGGAAGACGGGATCCTGAAATACACTATGGAACGAACCCTTGTTCAGAAATTATTTTGCGTCCTTATCAGTTTTGTAATCTTTCAGAAGTCGTATTACGTGAAAAAGATACAGTTGAGGATGTCGAAAATAAAGTAAGACTAGCTACTATTTTAGGAACATGGCAATCCACACTAACAGATTTTAAATACCTACGTAAAATCTGGAAAGATAATACAGAAGAGGAAAGACTATTAGGGGTATCTTTAACTGGTCAATTTGGACATAAATTCTTTTCTGGAAAGCAGGGATTAGACAAATTAGAATCTACACTAGTATCTCTTCGTGAGCAAGCAAGAAAAGTAAACAAAGAAGAGGCTAAAAAAATTGGCATACAAGAGTCTGCAGCAATTACCTGTGTAAAGCCTTCAGGAACAGTATCTCAATTAGTGGGGGTTTCTTCAGGAATGCATCCATGGCATTCTAAATATTATATTCGTACAGTTCGTGGCTCTAAAGGAGATCCAATTTCTACATTTCTAAAAGAGGTGGGTATACCAGTAGAAGATGATGTAATGAAGCCAACAGACACATATGTTTTTTCATTTCCTATCAAGGCGCCAGAAGATGCTATTGTAAGAAATGACTTAACTGCCATTGATCATTTAAATACTTGGTTGATTTATCAAAGAGCATGGTGTGAACATAAGCCATCAATTACAGTTTCAGTTAAAGAAGATGAGTGGATGGAAGTTGGAGCATGGGTATATAAAAACTTTGATGAAGTTTCTGGAATTTCATTTTTGCCATCTTCAGATCACTCATATAAACAAGCACCATATCAGGAAGTAACAAAAGAAGAATACGAAGACTTATTGTCTAAAATGCCAAAATCTATTCGTTGGGAAGATTTATCTTTTTATGAAACCGAAGACGGAACATCTATAAACGCTACATTAGCCTGCAGTTCAGACGGTAATTGCGAACTTGTTGATATTTCTGCTTAAAAGAGTATAATAGGATTGGGGTAAAACCCAAAATTCCTGGGCACAAGGCCCAGAAATAGGAGGATCTTATGCCAAAAGAAGATCTAAACAATGATGGAAAGGTAACAATGCAAGAAAAAATTCTAGCAGCGTTGGCAAGCTATGGTCGTCACTTTTTAGGTGCAGCCATTGCTCTTTACATGACTGGAAATACTGACCCAGGAGACTTAGTTAAGGGTGGTATTGCAGCATGTCTACCAGTTATCCTAAAGGCACTCAATCCAAATGAGACAGCCTTTGGATTTACTAAAAAGTAATATTTATTTAATATAGATTAGGACGACTCCTGTGCTAAAATAAGCATAGGAGTTTTCCTATTTAGGAGCACTAGCAAATGGCAGGACAAAAAAATTTCGAAGTGGATCAGAATGCCACTTTTTCATTTATTGTTGAGTATAAAGACAATAATGGAGCACCCATTGATTTAACTGGGGCAACAGCTAAAATGCAAGTTCGTGATACAAAAGGTGGAAGCAAACTGGCATTTTCTTTGACGTCTCCAAGTGGCGGAATTATAATTGATCCTACAAATGGCAAACTTACTATTAAAATAACTCCTACACAAACAAACAAACTTTTCTATCCAAAATCATCATATGACATTATGGTTACGGATAGCAATGCAAATAAAATAAAATTACTAGAAGGGTTTATGACTTTAAGTAGATCGGTAACAATATAATGACAGAAACAATAATTGTAACGGAAGTTGTAAATGACGTCATCATCTCTTCTCCAGGGCCACAGGGACCTAGAGGAAAGAGTATATTAAATGGTACTGGTGCGCCAGCTGCAAATTTGGGTATGGAGGGTGATTTTTATTATGATAAAGATACCACAAGATTCTATGGACCAAAGCCATCAGACACATCTTGGGCTGGAGCAATTAATTATCTATTAAATGCAAATCTTGAGTTTACTTGGGAATTAACTCAAGTAACTGGGCCAGTGGCAGGAGTTTATTCAGTGATTATTAATCATAATCTAGGAATAAAGCCAAATGTAACTGTAAAATCAAGCGCTGGAGACATATTAGAAACTGGAATAGACTATAATAGTAATAACACAATTACACTGACAATGGCTCAACCATTCTCAGGGACAGCGTACCTGTCTTAAGGGAGTTAGCAAATGGCAAGAAAATTTTTAGTAAGCGTTGATCTCAATAAAAATGAGTTACTTAACGCTAGAATTCAAAACTTAGGCTCAGCACCATCTAGCCCAGTAACTGGACAAGTTTATTATGATACATCTAATAACACAATGTATTATTACAATGGATTATCTTCACCAGATGGTCCATGGATGCCAATGTCTGGATCAACAGAAGTTGTTCAAGATATTATTGGCTCATCTGTTTTAGCTGGAACAGCTTTAACAGCAACATATAATGATACTGCTGGTACAACAACATTAAAACTTAATGACACCGCAGTAACACCAGGATCATATGGATCCACTACTCAAATCCCAACATTTACAGTTGATGCTCAAGGTCGATTGACTGCAGCAGGAGCGGCAAATGTTGCTACAACACTTTCAATTGCTGGAGATACTGGAACAGATACAGTAAATCTACTTTCAGATACTCTTACATTTGTTGGAACCGATCCAATTGATACCGCAATTACAAATAATACAGTAACAATTTCTGCAAAAGATGCAACTACAACTACAAAGGGTGTAGCATCATTTAGCACAACAGACTTTGTTGTAACAAGCGGCGCAGTAAGTTTAAATCAAGAATCTGTACAAGATATCGTTGGTGCGATGGTTACAGCTCCAAATACAGAGTCTGGAATTGCCGTCACATATGATGATACAAACGGAAAACTTGATTTTGATACAAATGACTTTACAATTACTCTTACAGGAGATGTAACAGGTTCTGGAACAGTAACTAATTTAGGTAACGTAAGTTTTGCAGCTACAATTCAACCAAACTCAGTAGCTCTAGGAACAGATACAACTGGAGCATATATTGCTACAGTAGCTGGTACAGCAAACGAAATTGAAGTATCTGGTTCTGGTGGAGAAACAGCCGCAATTACAATCGGTTTACCAGATGATGTAAGTATTACCAACAACCTTACAGTTGGCGGCAATTTAAATGTAACTGGAACAATTAACTCAGTAAATACCACACAGGTAAATATCGTTGATAATAAGATCAACCTTAATACCGACTTTACAGGAACACCTACAGCAGATGCTGGTATTCGTGTAGAGCGTGGAACATCTGCAGATGTTGAAATTCTTTGGAGGGAGTCTGCAGGTTCAAACCAATCGGCTACAACATG